GAAAGAGAGGAGATATGCTCATCGAGCAACTTGATAAGTCTGAAAATGTAACAAAAAGATATGATATTCGCGGAGCATTTCCTGTAAATGTTTCTGCAATTGACTTGAGTTACGATACAAATGATGCAATTGAAGAGTTCACAGTTGAACTTGCATTCCAGTATTGGGAATCCTTGGGTGGAAGCTGGTCTTCAACCACTTAATTAGATATTAATTCAAACCTATCCGCCTCGTGAGTCTATCCTTGCGAGGCGGATAAATACATCTATGGAAATATTTGGCTACGATATAAGTAAGAAAGTTACCCCGAAAGTAAAGAAAGAAATTGTTTCACCGATTCCAAAACCGAGTGAAGACGGTTCTTCTACGACAACAGTATTTTCAGGAGGTCTTTACGGACAGTATATCGATCTAGGAGATTCGGCAACAGGATCTGATCACGATCTTATCTTAAAGTATCGTGAAGTTGCAACACAACCCGAGGCGGATACCGCAATCACAGACATTGTGGATGGTGCAATCGCATCAAGAGACAAATCAGCTCCGGTCAATATCGCACTTGATGATCTGGAACAACCAGACAATATCAAGAAGCAGATCATTGAAGAATTTAACAAAATATTAACGCTTTATCGGTTTAATCATTCCGGCCACGATCTTTTTCGTAACTGGTATATCGATGGTCGAATCTATTTTCAGATCATTGTTGATAGAGAGAATCCAAAGCGTGGAATCGTAGAACTTCGTTACATTGATCCAACAAAGATCAGTAAGGTAAAGGAAGTTAAAAAGGTACGAGACGCCAAGACCGAAGTCGAGTATGAGAAGGTAGTATCGGAATACTACCTCTACTCCGAAGGTATATTGTCAAATAACGACATAAAGACTGGAGCAGGAATCAAGTTGGAGAAAGACTCAATTATCGCAGTCAACTCCGGTCTCTTTGATCCATCTCGTACTAAGTCAATTGGTTATCTTCATAAAGCAATCAAACTGATCAATCAGTTGCGATTCATGGAAGACTCTCTGGTTGTCTATCGCGTTTCACGAGCGCCTGAAAGACGTATCTTCTACATTGACGTAGGTAACTTACCAAAGGGTAAGGCAGAAGAGTACGTTCAGAGTGTTGTGTCTCGTTACCGAAACAAGTTAGTTTACGATGCAAGTACAGGTGAAATTACCGATGATCGTAAACATATGTCTATGCTCGAAGACTTCTATCTACCTCGAAGAGAAGGTGGAAGGGGAACAGAGATCACTACCTTGGGTGGTGGAGAGAATCTTGGTCAGATTGATGATGTTGTCTTCTTTCAAAGAAAACTTTACAGATCTCTGAATGTTCCGATCTCTCGTCTTGAACAGGATACTGGTTTTGCTCTTGGTAGGGCAACCGAAGTATCTCGGGATGAAGTTAAGTTTCAGAAGTTTGTCGATAAGATTCGCAAGAGATTCTCACAGATTTTTATTGAAGCTCTGAAGGTTCAGTTGATTCTGAAAGGTGTTATCGAACCAAAGGATTGGCCGAACATCGAAGAGTCAATTAATGTTGACTTCATTGAAGATAACTATTTTGCGGAACTCAAAGAGTTTGAGATTCTTAGAGAAAGACTTGAAATGCTTCAATTAGTTGAAGAACAGATCGGTCAATATTACTCTCGGGAATGGGTTCGTCGTAATATACTACATCAATCTGATGAAGACATTGAGTCAATCAATGATCAGATTGAGAAAGAAAAAGATTCTGGTGATACAGAAGGTGAAGAAGAAGACGACGATATAGAAATTTAAAAAACTATAAATAGTAATAATTATGTCAGAAAAAATATTTAACGCACTTGTAAAGAATGATAAAGATGAAGCGTTGAATGCGTTCAAAGATGCAATTCAACAAAAGATTGATACCGCGATGGATGTTCGTCGTGTTGGATTGACTTCTCAAGTATTCAATGATGGCGATCCTGTCCCCGTTGTAGAAGAAGAAGTTCAGATCGATGAAGCAGTATCCGCCGACAAGTTTGTCAAAGGCGGAAGTGATAAGATCAAACAATCCGAAGTAGAAATGTTACTCGGAAAGATCTATGACAACACAAAACTCACGAAGTCTTTGATCGCAAACAAGGCATATAAGGACGGAGAATCAAATCCAAAGAAAAAGAATCCACACAAAAAAGACACAGTAGATTTTCATCTCTATCAATTAGGACAACAAGTAGAGTTATCAAGAAGCTAATGATGAGTGATTACTGGAAAAAACTTATAGATGAATCACAAAAAGTCCTTCAAAAAGAAGACGGACACACCGACGTTGCGTCAGCTCTTGGTGGTATTCGCGTTGCTCGTGAAGCACTCGACAATATGGAACAAATTTTATCGGGAATGAATCCCGAGGGCAGTCTACCTTCTTGGTGGACAAACAAAGTAGCCATTTCAGTATCTCAACTGGATGATATGGCAGATTATCTCAAACAGAAGGCAGAAAAATGACAATTACACCCCTCGCAGCAAAAGAAACCCCAAACTCCGCAGCATCAAATATATCTGAAGCCGCGAACGTTTATATCTGTAACACACTTACGAGTGCTTCAGGTACAGTTACACTCCAAACAAGTGGAGGAGTCACAATCGCAACATTTGATGTTCCGGCGTCTGGTCATATCACTCTTAAGAAAAAGAATGCTGAAAAGGTTCTTACATCTGCCGCAACACTCACCTGCACAGCAATAGGGTTCGGAAACTAAGATGAAATTAATAACAGAAACACAGGATGTACAATTAGAGTACATCACAGAGGCCAACGCAAAAGGTGGCAAGGATGTCTTCATCGAAGGCGTCTTTATGCAAGCGGAAAAAGAAAACCGCAATAAAAGAATTTATCCTAAATCGGTTCTGGAATCAGCAACCGGAAAATATGTAAAGGAACAAGTTAAGACGGGTCGGGCAGTCGGTGAGTTAAATCACCCCGAAGGCCCCGCAATTAACTTGGATAAAGTTTCACATCGTATTACCGAACTTAAATGGGACGGTAATAACGTTGTTGGAAAGGCACTTATCTTGGATACACCAATGGGTAAGATAGTGAAAGGCCTCGTAGAAGGAGGTTGCAAGCTAGGTGTCTCAAGTCGTGGTATGGGAACTGTTGAATCAAGAGAAAACAAGACGTTCGTAAAGGATGATTACATTCTTGCGACGGTTGACATTGTTCAAGACCCCTCCGCCCCAGAAGCCTTTGTAAATGGCATCATGGAAGGAGTTGATTGGATCTTGGAGAATGGTATTCTAAAACCTCAACAAATTGAAGAATATGAGATTGAAATTAAGAAGGTGGATTCCACTCAGATAGCTGAGGCTCAGGAGCGAATCTTCAGAGATTTCCTCTCCAAACTCTAAATTCAAAATAAGAAATAAACCCAAATGTCTGAAGAAATACAGAACGAAGAAATCGTTGTTGAAGACGTACAGGAAGAAGATCTTGTAGAGAATCAGGAGCTTGTGCAGGATACACCTGAAGAAGTTGCTGAGGAATCTCAGGAATCCCTTTCTGATTCGGTACTCGATGTTCTTCTTGGCGAGGCTAGGAAGAAAAACGAAGCTGAAGACGAAGAAGATGACGAAGAAGAATCCGATGACGAAGAGTCTGACGATGACGAAGAAGATGAAGTGGAAGAATCCGTCGAAGTAGACGAAGAAACCATTGAAGAGTCTTCCGAAGAAACTGAAGAGGAATCTATCGAAGAATCCTCCGAAGAAGTAGAAGAAGAAACACTTGAAGAAGGTGTTCAAACTAAAGCAGGTATCCTTGCTGACGCTTTCTCTACTATCAAATCCATGAAGAAACATGATCTTGTCAAAGCTTTTGAAGCGATGAACGGAGATGATGAAGAAGAGGAAGAGATGGAAGAAATGAAGAAGATGCCAAGTACAAAGGCAGAGATGATCAATGCCATGTACAAGGAAATGAAGGGAATGAAGAAAGATGACTTGATGGCTGCCTATGGTGCAATCAAGTCTACGATGGATGGTGAAGAAGATGAAGAAGAAATGGAAGAAGCATTTGCAACGGATCTTAAGGTTCTTGCTGACGCAGATTCCAATCTTACCGAAGACTTCAAAGCCAAGGCATCTACTCTCTTCGAAGCTGCTGTTGCAAACAAAGTCGCTACGATCAAGGAAGATCTTGAGAATACATACGAAGATTCTTTGCAAGAAGAAGTCGTATACATTCGCGAGACTTTGATCGAAAAGATCGACAACTACCTCACATATGTAGTTGAAGATTGGATGAACGAAAACCAAGAATACGTTGACAATAAGTTGCGTACAGACATTGCTGAAGACTTCATGAAGAACCTCAAGGATCTATTCGTTGAGAGTTACATCGAAGTACCAGAAAGCAAGGTTGACTTGGTTGACAGTCTCAGCGAAGATGTTGAAGCAACTAAGAGTGAACTCCTCACAATATCTGAAGAACGCGATTCTCTCGCCTCTCAGATTGTTGAACTTCAACGTGAAAAGATCATTTCTGAAGCAACTTCGGAACTGACCTCTACACAATCTTCAAAGTTTGTCAAACTACTAGAAGGTATCGAATTCGTCGATGCATCTAGCTTCGAAACTAAGGTTTCAGTAATCAAAGAATCTTTCTTTAATGAGGAAGAGCCTAAACAAGAGTTGGAAGAAGAGGTTTCTTCTGACGAAACAGAAATTATCGTCGAAGGAGAAGCCGATCCTGCTGCAGAATTGTCTCCGACAATGCAGAAGTATTTGTCTTCCCTAAGCCGAATTCAACACAGCATCCACAACAAGTAAATAATTTACTTACAAAAATAAAGGAAACATAAAAATGTTTAACGCAGAAAACGACATAAAAAAATGGGCTCCTGTACTCGATCACGCTGACGCTCCCGAGTTCAAGGACAACTACCGCAAAGCCGTAACCGCCAAACTTCTTGAGAACACAGAGCGTGCTCTTAACGAAGAACGCGGAGTGAACGGAATGCTCAACGAAAACGACACAACTACAGGTTCGATTGTAAACTACGATCCAGTATTGATCTCTTTGGTTCGCCGCGCGATGCCAAACTTGATCGCATACGACGTTGCTGGTGTACAGCCAATGTCAGGCCCAACGGGTTTGATCTTCGCAATGAAGGCACGTTATGGAGATGGTACTCCAATCGTAACTGGTGATACGGAAGCTGGCTTCAATGAAGCAGACACAGACTTCAGTGGCGCTGCTTCTCCAGCACACGCTGGAACAGATCCATACGCAGATACTCTCGATTCTCCTCAAGTTGCATACACAACTGGTGGAGGTTTCGGAACAGCAGCTGGTGAAGCTGATGATCCTTCGGAACTCGGTTTCACAATCGAAAAGGCAACTGTAACTGCCAAGACACGTCAGTTGAAGGCTGAGTACACGATGGAACTCGCTCAGGATCTGAAGGCAATCCACGGATTGGACGCAGAATCTGAGTTGGCTAACATCCTGTCTTCTGAAATCCTCGCTGAAATCAATCGCGAAGTTATCCGTTCGATCAACAGCACTGCCAAGACTGGTGGAGCAAACGTTGGTACAGACGGTCTTTTCGACTTGGTTGCAGACGCTGATGGACGTTGGGCTGTTGAAAAGTTCAAGAGCTTGATCTACCAATTGGAAGTTGAAGCTAATGCTATCGCAAAGGAAACTCGTCGCGGAAAAGGTAACTTCGTTATCTGCTCTAGCAACGTTGCTTCTGCCTTGGCTGCCGCTGGTCAACTCGACTACGCTTCTAACATCAGTTCTAACCTCAACGTTGACGACAGCGGAAACACATTCGCTGGTGTACTCAACGGTCGCATGAAGGTTTACGTCGATCCTTACACAACTGGTGATTACGCCACTGTTGGATTCCGTGGATCTAACCCATACGACGCTGGATTGTTCTACTGCCCATACGTTCCTCTCACGATGGTACGTGCAGTTGACGAAACTACATTCCAGCCCAAGATTGCCTTCAAGACTCGTTACGGTCTACAGGCCAATCCTTTCGTTACCCTATCTGCTGGTATCGGTTCTGCTAACAGCAACCAATACTTCCGCAGCATCCGCGTTGGTAATATCAACGTAGGTGGACAGAGCTAATTCTAATTAGTTCATAATCTTTGGAAGGGTCTCCGTTTGGAGGCCCTTCTTTTTTATAAATACAAACATGGCGGGACTTACAACAAATTTCAATTTTCTCTCACCCACTGGATTTCGTCTTACGATCAACCGTAATCGATTTGCAAACGTCGAGTATTTCATTACAGGATTCACAATTCCATCAGTGACTTTGGGTGAATCTGCTCAAGGGTTTAGAGGACACACATCCTTTCAGGCTGGTGATACTGTTGGAT